GCGGCCACCTTATCCATGTAGTCTCCGGCAAACGCAATGGTGCATGTCAGGCCAACCAGAAAAGAAAGAAAAAGTTTCATTTTGCCTCCGATTTCGTCTACAAAAGGGGTGGCGGGTTAGAACCGCGCACCCCCCATGTTTTCAATCAGTTTACGGTAAGAATACAATCTCCGTTGACGTGACGCGAGGGCCAACACCAACATTGATGTAATTCGTACCATTGGCTGTCGCCGTAATGGTAGCAGTCATAATTCCGTTAGCCGGAGTGACCTGCTGATAATCAGACGCCGCCGTAGTCTCCACGACTTCCGTGCCAGTAAGCACCAGCGTTTCGATGTTGTTCGTGCTTGCCGTTCCCTTGGAAGTCTCGCTCATCCACACATGAACCAGCGTGTAGTCGGCGAACGTAGACCCGGCAACGTCCAGCATCGTGATCGTGTTGGTGCAAATCACCTGTGCCGAAGCCAACGCGCCATTCACCGAAGTGGCAGAACCGTAGACCGATGACACCTGAACATAGTCAGTGTCAGCAACCGCAGGAGCAACCACACCAGCAGTGGCTTTCAGGATGCCCGAAAGGGTTCCCGCGCCACCTTGATTCGTGGACAGATTGCCCGTTATTGCAGTAGCCGCAACCGTAGCTGCGCCAGCCGCATCAACAGTGACTCCACTCATGGCAACCACGGTAAAGTTACTATCGGCAGTATTGCCGACAAGCATCTGTCCCGTTATGGCCGCTGGCAGTTCGGTCACGTCGAGACCGTGAGCATCCAGATCAACGTCAACCGTGCCGGTAGCTCCTATCGTAGCCTCACCGCCCATTGTCTGATAGGATGGATCAGCAGTTGTTTGACCAATAAGCAACTGCCCAGCAGCACCAACACCAGTGACGCTAACCACACCAGTTCCGGAGCCAATCATCACACCATGTTCCGCGAGAGTAGCTGCACCTGAACCGCCCTTCGCTACTATCAAGGGATCATCAATTCCGAGCGTGATAGTACCGGCTGAATTTGCCACCGTTACCTCTTCGGCAGTACCCGTAATCGTTGCCAGTACCGGGTCTTCACCTGTATCGCCTATTGGAATTTGCCCATCAGTAGCCTCGGCAAGTACGGTTACTATACCTGCGGCAGAGCCAAGCATCAGCCCATGATCCGTGAGCGTGTTCGTTCCGGTTCCACCTTGATCCGCGCCAAGTATACCGGCTGATGTGAGTTTTGACGCCGCATCAGTGAACACGGGCTTGCTGACTGTCAATCCTTCATTCTTCAGTCCTTTAACAGTCAATCCACCACTATCCCACACCGCACCGAGAGTCGGCGTTCCAGCGATGTCGTACCATAATTGAATGGTACAATCTTCATCGGCTGAGGTGATATCGGAACTTATGATCTTGAACCTTGCGAATGTCTGCCAATTTGTTTGGCTATCATACGCTTCCAAAAGCGCCCATTCTGCATAGTCGCTATCTGACCGATCAGCCACGGCTTCAAGTGATCTCACCGCAAACCGGCCAAGATCAGTTGATGCAGCCGCCCGTAAGTTTACGGTCAAATTGCTTGCCGTGATGCCCAAATCGCCAGGACAACTCATGCTGCCAACCGACAGATCACCACTAACGGTAGCTGTGGCTGTCGTAAATGCACTCACAGATAAGCCAAGCGCATACAAGACATCCTGATACAGATACGAATTATCAGACCATCTCGCCGTCGTCCTCTGCGGACCAGCAGCCTTGATGTTATTCGTCATGGTAAAAGCCATGACTACTCCAATCACACAAAGGAGCTTTTTCATATTATCGCCCTCCTATGTTGTTGGTAATCACGCCGATCCTGCCGAACCATATATCCCGTACCATGTCCTCGGACCATGACTGAAGCGAGAGAATATCGTCCAACTGCGACTGTAATTCCGAATGGTATCCTCAGGCTCAACCTTCGGGCTTTCGCGCATGTAGAATATGATCGGCTTTACGTCAGCAATCAGAAACCACGCGGTTGTTGAATACGGAGTCAGATAATCGCCAATTTCGTATGTCAATCCCTTGCGTGTCAGCGCGTTATCCTCAAACGTAGTCCTGTAAGGCGCACCTGTCGACTGAAGAATCTCAATCGCTGTACGCTCAAGAGTTGAAGGAATAACCAACCGCCTCGGAATAACCTTGATAGGGTTATCCTGACGGTCTGTCAGCGCGGCAAAGCTGAATATCCCAGTCCACAGGGAATCCACGCCCAACGTCAGATCGGTAGCACTACGATTGCTCTGCGCCGATCCACCAGCACCCGTGAAGGTAGCATGGCTTGTGGCGATAAGCGTCTCATCAGGCGTATCGCTTGCACCAACGCTGTTTACGGTAAACGCCACGTTGAGGTCGTATGCACCCTGCGTCTCAAGCCTGTGGTGCATAGCAACACCCATAGCCGCTGACGTTCGCTCCACAACATTGAACAGGTCGTCATTGATGCACTCACGAGAGGCAATAACAGTGAACCCGTACTTGTCGTGAGTCCATGTCCTGACCGGACCTTCTTGGAAGTGGGTCTCAGGAGCGTTCTCATATTCCGGCACTACGCCAGGCATAGGAAGCTCGCCATATTCGCCCATCTTCTCATACTGCTTTGTGGACGACCGCTGATCGCACCACATCTTGTACTCCTCTGGATGCAGGACAAGAGCCATAAAGAACTGCTTGCTTATTCTCGCATCAAAGAGCTTTTTTACTGCTGAACTTAACATAGCCATTTTTCAATCCTCGCTTTCGATGTCTTGTGTTGTTGGGGTTACGCCGCGTTTCCGAAGTTCGCCATCTTATCGAACAACCAGCGGAACTTCACCCTGGGGTTGTAGTCGCCGATAGCGTCAATGGCATCAACGACGATGACCATTTTCGTGGTATCGTCGGCAACGTCAATCAGCCAATTCCCGCTCCCGTCTTTGACAAGGCTGTATCTAGTCCCGATATGTGCCGCATCAAGAGCCACCGCAACCGTCGCGTTGATAAGAGTGCCTTCCCCGATAAAATCAGGGGTAGCCTCATAAAACCCAACGTCTGTCGCGGGCGTTCCGCTTGCATCACCAGAAGCGATACCCACAATCAGCTCCGCGTCCGTAGTCCCCGCCCATTCCTCCAATTCCTTCGTAGAACTATCCCGGACAAGGGGCGCGCCAGCTATATAGGTCTGGCCCGACTCCTCGCCGAATGTGGTTTCATGCGAAATGCCATCTTTCCCACCCTGAACGTGGGGTCCAAGTGTTCTTACCACTTTCGTTGCCATAATTTGTTCTCCCGATTACTTTGCTTATCCCGCATTGCCGAAGTTGTCCATCTTATCAAAGAGCCAACGGAACTTCACTCTCGGATTCGTGTCACCGACCGCATCAATAGCGCCAATGACAATGACCATTTTCGTGGCCTGATCGTTGACATCAATCAGCCAACGTCCAGACGAATCCTTGATAAGACTGTACTCGCTACCAATATGACCAGCCTCAAGAGCCACGGCCGAAGTGTCATCAATGAGAGTGCCTTCGCCTATAAAGCCAGGTGAGGCTTCATAGTATCCGACATCAGTACCAGCCGTTCCGCTTGCGTCTCCAATAGCAATACCGACAACCAATTCGGTATCCTCGCCGCCAGCCCATTCCAATAATTCCGCACTCGTACCATCACGAACGAGTGGTGCGCCCGCAATAAAGGACTGGTCGGCTTCCTCGCCTATAGTATTTTCCCATTTGATGCCGTTCTTCCCACCTTGAAGATAGGGAGACAGCGTTCTCACCACTTTTGTTGCCATATTGTTTTCTCCCGATTATCTTACTTTTGAGTTCCATCAAATACCGAAACGCCAACCGATTCCCCAGCAACGCTTTGTAGTTCACGCGCTTTGCTGGCATTACCGGTCTTGCGTTCAGCGTTCAATCTGGATAACATGGCTTGCTGGCGGGCCTCCATCAAAGCCTTTGGGCAACACATAAGGATACGTGTTTTATTCAGGATTTTGGGCTTACCTGGCGTTGGACGTTTCATGCCAAAGACAATCTCGTTACCAACGGCTTCTTCATAACCAAGTTTGGCGAACTGCGCCATCTCGATCATATCGTCTTTTCGGGCAAAGACGTAATACAAAACCGGGTCTTTATTCAGTACTACGGTTTGATCGTCAGCCCATGTAGCGGCTGTGATCTCAACCTTCTGAACACCGTCTTCCTTGTCGAACTTTTCCTGCGCGTCTATTTTCCTGCTCGTCGCGTCTATCTTTTCTGCTCCGACGGTATCTGACCTTTCTGAATCTTTCCTTATCATCATTGATCCTTTCTGTCAAGCATTATTTTTGGACTTTTTTTGAAATTGTTTATTCTTCCCGTTTTTTTGCCGCTTCCTTTGCCATGGCTAAAGCCTTTTCCGGATCGAGCCAATCCAGTATTTCACGCTTGCTCTTGAACTTTCCGGTAGCCTCCTTCTGGACATCTGGATGGTTCAACCAATCGGGAAGTCCATTCGACTTCACAGCGTTTCTCGTCGTCCCCGAAAGCAGATTGCGGTCAATTTCAGGGCTATTATCGTTGCTTTCTTTCTTTTTGCCCTTTTCGCTGGCGGCATCCATGAGCTTGACGAACTCTAACTTTTGCTTCGTACTCAAGTTCTTCATGTCCGGCCTTGCGGTATCCAACTCCGCGACCATTGCCATGTGCTTCGCATTGTCAGGTTGACTCATAAAGACTTCCTGAATCAACGACTCCTTCAGTTGCGACAGCTCTTGTTGATTTTGGCGGCGCATCGTGTCACGGTCGGCGGCAAAGTCCTGAATTATTTTCTTCACCGCATCGGCAGGAGCATCCTCGAATGTCTTAACGATACCTTCGACATATTCGTTGAACGTGGCCTTCGGCTTCTGCTCGGTTTCGGGTGCAGGGTTTTCCTTCTTCTCTGCCGTCATCATGTGCATCTTGTGTTGAGTATCACGCAGTCGCTTTTCGGAAGTCTCGCGCTCCTTCTCCGCCGCCTTTAACTTCTCCTGCCATTCCTCTTCCTTCTTGTCATTCTCGGCTTTGCTATCCAGCGCGGCCTTGTCATCATCGGGCAATGATGCGGCTTCGCGTTCTCTTTCGAGTTCGGCATCCCTGATTGCGGTCTCGTTGAATACCTCCATCTTTTCCGCATGGGCGGCCTTCTCTTGATTCTGGGCAACTTGGGCTTGGGCTTCTTCTGCCATGATGCTTCTCCTGTCTGCTTGTTATGACGGCACGGGCGTTCCGCCTTGTTGTGCGCCGAGCGCGGCTGAAATCTGTTGGCCTGATTGTTCGCCGGGAGAGGTATCCGACGGACCGCCCGTCTGGGGTTGCCCGAACCCAGAGAGTGGAACGGATCCGCCGGATACTTTTTCTTCCCTTTTCAAACTTTCGGTCTGATTGATATGCTGACCAAGTATATTCGCATTAGCGTTCTTATCGGTCTGCGCCTTCCAGAGCGCTGCATAATGAATACGCAAGTGTGCCTCATGGTTCTCGCCACGTTGCGGAACATCGAATTGAGCATACTGAAGTATCGCCGTATTCTCCCAGAGCGCGGCCTTGATAGCCTGATCCTGCGCCGTTTCGGGTATGAGTTCGTGCGGATTATCTATGTCCATTGTCTCTGCCATACGCAACAGTATCCTGTTCTTCTTCTGCTCATCCGTAACCATCTGATAAAGCTGAAGATAGAACTGCTGCATCATGGACTTGTCGCTTAACTCCTGAACGGCCTTGACCACGGGTATGTAGTGGCCGGCGAACTCGAAGCTGAACTCCATGCCGTCCGGCCCGATTATCTTTGCGATTTCTTTCGGGGTCATGTAGTTGTTGACGTAGTTTGAGAATTTACGCATGTAGCCTGCAACCAGGTCTTCTTCTATTGCCGCCATATCCGCGAAGATAGGGGTGGTAGCGGCAATACGCGCACCCTGATATTCGGATGCCGATGTGCGACCGCCCATCGCCACGCCCATGACGGAATCCGTGGTATTCATTATCTCGCGCATTTCTTCTTTGTTCCATGAGATTGTCGCCCCTATTGAGCCGGTCATATCGGCAATTTGAAATTCATATAGCGCGTCCTTGGGGTCGCCATCACACGGAATGGCTATGCTATGCCCCCAGTCTATCTGATCTTTGTTTATCTTCATGGGGTCATACAAGAACGGTTTTCGCGTGTTCTTGCTCCGGTTGTCTATCATCTGGTTCACGGCGGTGCATATCTGGTCGTAGTAGCTCGCGCACTTCTCGCCAAGCGATATATGATAAAAGCCAATGTCGTCCTCGCCGTGGTTAGTCTTCAGCAAAGGAACTCCATCAGGGAACGGGTTGCGCCTGATCTCAAGTATCTCGCAACTCAAGGGGTCGCCAAGTATCCTTACGCGATACCTGTGTTCCTGCTTGTTCACATCCCATGTCCCTGTTTCGGGATCGAGTGGAAGCATTATCCATATTTCCCAATGCTTGAACATGCCTTTTTGTCTGTCGATATATTCCCTGTCAGCGTTGCTGGCCTGATCCTGCTTGTGCGTGTTATACATGGAAGCCACGGTTTCCCTGTAGCCCTCCAGGGTTTCGCGCAACTTCTCGTTGTCCTTGCTCGGCAGTATGATTTTCTTCGCCTCGCTGTCATTCCAAAGCTGGTTCCATTGCATAGGAGCCTTGATGAAGATTCCATGCTGATCATCCAGCTTCTCAATGTTAGGGTCTACCCATACCCTGTCTATCTCAATGGTATCAAACCCCGGTAAGTCCATGATGTTGACTATCTTCTTTTCCAGTTTTTTCTTATCCCCATCACCACGCTTGAGCATCTGAAGCTCTATCTGCTCTTTTTCCCATGGAATGCTAGCGATTCCCGTTCCTTTGAGATATACTTGATACAGGGTTCGCCTCAACTCGCGCTTGAAGCTCGTTCTCTGCATTGACTTATGCAACAGGCGTGTCAGGATTTCGGCGTTCTTCTTGATTGCCTCAAACAAGTCGGTGGATTCATGTGGTAGAGGCTCAAAGCCATATTTCTTGATGCCATCGGTAAACGTCTTGTAAGCCATGCTGACAAGCTGGTTGATTCCAACGGTGAACACGCCATGGCTTTCGTTCGCCCTGTTCTTGACTTTCAAATCTGCTTCCGGCTTGACCCTATACATCAAATCGTTTTTCTTCCATATCGCTTCCATATCATCGCGTGAACCAAGATCGTTGTAAGCCTGCAAGACGGCCTTCTTGCATTCTTCGACTATTTTCGGCTTGGAAGCGAAGTTCTCAAACGTGTCAATAACGCTGAAATCCTCTTCTGCGTCACTCATGTCCTCGTTGCCTTCTGCAAGCATCCTTGACTGTTCAGCAAGTGTATTCAGAGCGGCGTCGGTTTCAGCGGCTTCCTGCGTCGTTATTCCTATTTCACCTTCGGCCATAGGCGGTTCGCCCGGCATCATTTGTTGTTGGTCTGGCATAGTATATGCTCCTCTGTGATGATATGATGTAGCTCACCCCCAAGTTGACATTCAATGGCAAGTCCGTGGTTGTAGAATACCCTAGCGTCCGGCTCAAGCTCTATGCAGTCCGGCCCCATAGCCAGTAGCTTGCCGCCATAGACCTGTTCGGGGTCGTTCGGCAATGCTATCTGGCCCACAACCCTCTTGCCCACTTCGGGCTTAATCAACAGGAACGCGCCAAGAGGTTCAAAGGTTTCGGCCTTCTCCTCTTGCATTATGATCCCGATGATCTTGTCTTCCTGCGTTATCGCCGCCCTGCGTTGCTCGAACGGAAGGAACGTATAGTTCTTGTGAAACATCACGCGTTGGCCGACCTCTACCTTCTTAACAAGCCCTCCCACCTGTATGATCTCTCCAAACGCCGTGTATTTCCTGTACTCCTCTGGTATGACTATCGTGCCGTTATCCTCCGGCTGCGGATCCCTGACCATTAACACGTTGTTCCCTATCACCCTGAACTTATGCTTCGCCAGATCGAGCATCTTCATCCTCCTGTTGTTGCATTACGAGCTTTTCGATACTTTCAAGAAACTGGATAATCTCTTTTATTCTTTCCACACCCCCTTTTAGCTGTCCGTCCTTGAATGCGTCACCAGACATGCGCTCCACATGATTTTCGGCTAGATACTTCTCAACTATGGCGTTCTTCAGGTGGAACCAGCCTGGTCTTCCTACAATCCCACCCAACTCCTCTACCTGCTTGAGTTCAAAGCTGTGGTTCATTTAGTAGCCGCTCCGTAAATGAAGTGGAACAAAGACATTCTGCTCGCTCATCCGCTTCTGGTAATCACCAAGATACCTCGGATTCTCGCTTGCTATGTATTCGCTCGCGTCTATCAAGTGGTCATCCTTGTTCTGCTTGGTTTCTTTCGGATTGTGTCGTTCCGTTCCGGCCTGTCGTGTCTCGAATATACAGCGTTCCCATTCCCAAATCCATTTCGGGCATTTCGGCCTTGACACATACAAACGCGGTGCGCCCTTCGCCCCCGTTACCATGTGCTTGCGCTGTTTGTCAATCCGCAGAAACGCCCGTAAGTTCTGCGCCCTGGCCTCCTGCTCCAGCTTCACGCTCTCGCAAACATTCAAACCGCCGATCTGAAAGTAAAATGAAATCGGCTTTCCTGTCCCGCCCTTCTGCTGAAAACAATGCCAATCCAACCACGTCCGAACGTAATGTTGACGCTTTGTCTCTTCTTTCCAAACATCAAAACTCATACCCGTGTTATTGTCAAGCATTTTTTTCACTAAAATTCGCGTGTTACCGCTTTTCTCAATTATAAGAGGGGTGTGTTCAAGCGCGTCCTTGCCCGCCACATAGTATTCGTCATAGATAAATACGTCACCCACCGGACTCACGGCTACAAAGACACATGCCGTCGGACTCACATACCCGTAATCCAGCGCCCTGTAATGAGTCCAGCCTTTATCCTTGATGTCGTCATACGTCCAGTCAACGAAATGGACGGCTGGCTCGACTTCGGAATAGAATAACCCGGATATTCTCTGGAACAACCCATAGTACCGCGCCTGCCCCTCATAGTAAGCCTCGGTGTTTCCGCTCTTCTTGGGGGCCACCACCCATTTCTCATGCGCCGCCTTCTTTTGTTCGGCACTATAAATCCTATCAGGCACTTCATCCACGCCTATCCTCGTTCGGATAACGTCATGCCCCATCGTGTCGGCCCCCGTCCATACGTCTTTAAGCCAGCTATTGATACCAGTGCTTGTCGACCTGCCTTCCACCTTATGCGGTGTGAAGGGAAATATCCATTTAACACCGCCAAGCGTCCGACCTCGTTCATCCAACTCATTGAAGAAGCTCTTCGGCGGCTGTTCGTCGGCCAGCACCTCGGTCGTCTTGATTCCGGCGCATACGTTCGCATCCTGCTCATAACTCAGCATGATTATCCTTGACCCGGATTTCAGTGGTATCCGCGGGTGTCGCTCCCATGAGGGCTGCCTTGTCCCGCCCAAGTTAAAGGGAGCGTATTCCCCAAGCTCCTTCGCCGGTATCCACTTCTGCAACTCCGGCCACAGCACATCAGTCAACTGCCCCATGTTATAGCCAAGGCATACCAGCGTCTTCGGGCCTTCCCATTCCCTGAACTTAACGCCATGCTTCTTAAATATCGTCCACTCTGGATCGCACTTGATGATGCCCAACACCTTCTTCACCACCGCCAAGCACGTCTTACCCACCTGATTCGGACTACAGTTCATCGCCACGCTATGCTCGACATCATTCAGCCAGTCCAGGGCACTCATCAACTGAAATCCGCAATCATATCCGAACTTCTCTGCACCATGCGGGTTGAAGAATTGTATCTCACATGCGGCCTTCCTGCGCTCTATCTCAGCCAGCCCCCGCTTCAGCTCCGCATCCGACTCCACTTCCTCCATCGGATACTCAATGAGTTCATCACCTAGCCAAAGCTGATATATCCGCTCTTCCTTCTGCATCTATACCCCCACCCAACAACTTCCTTATCATCGTCTCAGGCTCCACCACCATCGCATGTCCCCCGGGCATTACCCCGCAATCAGGACACATATCAAGCCCCTCGTTGATATACCGACCCCACAGCATACCGCACTCGTCACAGCAATAGATATACAGCGCGTGATCCGCAAGGTTCTTCTCAAACCGCTGAATCTCCAACAAGCTCGCCTTCTTTCGTTTCATCAATCACCTCTCCTGTAATATCAATAGCTTCATCATCATCATGCCGCACCCGTTTTCGCCTCACCCTGTAGATCAGCTCCTCGGTGTCCTCCTCCTCTTCCTTCCTGTTCATCTTCGACACCTGCGAGTACTGCAAGTCAGCCACATCAGCCAACAGCTTCGCGCTCCTGGCTTTCTCGCGCTCCTCCATCTGACCAACATCAATGCTGCTTATCAACTGAAACGCCTTGCGCTCACTCATCTCCGCTATGCTCAGGTTCCGCGTCATCAACGCCGCCATCGTCAAGTCGGGATACTTCTTCCGCGCCCGCTTCACGGTCTTGACATCTATCCCCAATTTCTCCGCGACCTTCGGCTGTCCATACACCGCACTCAACACCGCGATCATCTTCCTGCGCTTCTCCTTCGGAGCCGCACCATACGCCACCCTCAACTCTTTCTCATTACCGTTCTCCAGCAACCCCAGGTCAAACGCAATGATGTTGTCGTCCGTCGGCCTTAACTTCGTATTCCTGTACTTCGCGCTCGTATGTAAGCCCAAACACTTAATCGGCATCCCGAATCTCCATAAAATTTATTTCCACTATTTTCTCTTTACACTTGACATTCTACATCAGCCATGATAGAACACAAGAGAAAAGTGAAAAAAGTTTTACCAACCCCGAAAGAGTCGAGTCAATGAGATCAGTAAACTTTTCCTCTCCCAGATAAGGAGAGGCGTGTAGCCATGCCGCAACCTGAAACACGGACGGCATAGGTGAACGTGTAGCCTCGCCACAGCAAAGCTACACCTCTGCGCCAGTAACGGCAATCAGGTGGACGTTCTCGGTTCTATTCCGACCGTCAGGCGTTATAGCCTAACACCGTCAGCAACCTAACTGGCTGGGATCGGGCAAGACACCGCAAGGTAGCCCGCTCTCGTAGTAGGTAAGGGGAACAAAATCAAACCCCACCTCGGAAGCACTTAGTCCACGTAAGCAGACTACGGCAGCAATGGATAACAGAGGCCGGTGAAGTGCTTGGAGCCAACCACTCCCTCCTACAGAGGAGCCTGCCCCCAACATGGGGTAGGCTTTTTCTGTCTTGAAATATGGCATCTCCATTGCATGCTTAATTACTCTATTCAACTCATGCATTACCCCCTTTATTAATAGTCCCTTTTTTTAACCGCTATATCTGTGGTCAATCGTCTGCGGAAGCGGTTGGTGGTGTGTGGTTTACATGGCGGCGGGCGGGTGAACCGGTATGGCCATGCCCCCCTCTTCGATCATCTGCCCGGCCCTGACCCCTGCTCCATCTATCACCACTGATGTTATTATAGTAGACATATCTGTTATTATACGAAGTGCCTAGTGACAGTATGTCTCACCTTATGACCTGCATATCCTCGCTCGATTGCTCTTACAGGCTGGTTATGGTGGTGTTGGCGGGCTGTCTGATCCGTGCTGATTGCCCTGTTATCTCCATATGGACGGGGGGAAGTGTGAGAAACAACGGCATCCCTGCATCACCCCTTCCCATACCATGCATACTCTATGCATACGATCAAGAGAGTCTATGCATACGCTAGGTTGCAAAGTGTTGATTGATAGGTGTTAGGCGCAAGCCATATAATGCCAAGCGATGCAGCATAGGTCATGGACACCACGCGCGCGCGTCAAGGATGTAAAACCACGCGAAATCCTCTCATGTTTTAGAAAGTGATTTCTCAATTCTCAGAATTGGAGTGGTTTTCGCGGGGTGTTGGCATGATGCAAAAATAGTTTGAGATAATATAAAAGGTTGGTGTTATGCTGTTTGCGTCGTGTTTAATGAAAACCTTAGTAGACTTGGCACGGCTAGTGCTCTTATAAAAGCCGATGAAAAAATCAG